ATCCAGCCGCTAAAACGGGGCCAGTGGCGTCATCTGCAACGATTTCGACCTGTGTGCCATCGTGGGTGTGCGCGGCAGCGGCGGCTCCTACGTCTGCCGCACTCAAGGAAACTGCGCCCGTCTCGCCATTAACGCTCGTGACCGCACCCGACTCGTTGCCCCACGCGGGGATGCCGTTGGCGACCTTTAGCACTTGGCCGCTTGTGCCGATGGCGAGGCGCTGCCCGGTGGACGCACCTTGGTAGAGAAGATCGCCCTGCGTGGTCAGGACTTCCAGCCCGGTGCCCGGCACGCCTTGGGGGCCAGTTGGGCCAACGGGGCCGACGCTGCCAGTCGGGCCAGCCGGGCCAATGGTCGGCACGACAACATTGACTGTCTGCGGCGAAGGAATCCCAACCTCGACCGCGTTGGTGTTCAGGCTGACCTCGACTTTGTGATACGCGGCCATGTTAGAGCGGTGCGGTGCGAGTGGTTACGTCGGAGAGGACTTTCCACAAGCCGCCGAAAAGCGTGTAGATTTTGTTGGTCGAATCTTTTACTTGAACATCGTAATAGCGCGTCCCTGCGGTGGCGTTGTCCGTGGTCAGAAGATCAAAGTGGGAAATCCCACCCGTCGCGTTGCTGTGGCTCGTGACCTCTTTGCGAATCACAGCGGCAGAATCTGCATCGGTGAGCGCGGACTTCACCGTCAAAAAAAGCGTGGCCCCTGTAAGGTTGTAGGCCGCGCCGTCCGTGTCTTTGACCGAGACATCGAGCCGCCCAGAGTCGCCCCGCGTCCAGCAAAGATCAGCCTGTGAGGAATTGCACGCGCTCATTTGTTCCGATCCCTCCATGCTTTGCGAACGGTCAGCAGTCCCGCGACGAGGCCGAGTCCAAGGACTCCTAAGCGTGCGGCAGTCTCAAGGTGCGGCAGCAGGCTCACAATCACGCTGCCGAGGGAGGTCGAGACGCCGATGAGTGGCCGCGAAAAGAAATCGATGGGGTCGTGGATGCTCATGTTAATACTCCGTAACGGAAACAATTATGCCGTTTGAAACAACTGCGGAATAACTGTTCAATCCATCTCCGTCTGTGAATGTAAACGTCCCGCTAAACGGCTGATTTGTATTCGTGCTGCCCGCCAGCGCCCGCATCGTGGTGACGTTGCTGGTGTTGGTCAGGGCGGGGAGCCCCAAGCCAATAGCCGAGCGGAAATTGGTCACGTTGGTGATGGAGAGCCATGTGGCACCGAGAGACAAGTTGGTGCGGGTGGCGGCGGAAACATTGGTCGAGGAAAACTGCAAAGCCGAAAAAAAGGTTTGTGACTCCGGTTCGTATTTCAGTTCTCCAGCCCACGCAATACCGCCAGCCTCCGTGATTTCCAAGTCGCCCTCGGCAAAACCAACGGCATTTGTGAACATTAGCTCGTTGGTTCCGCTGTAAGCGATGCGCCCGTTCGTGTTATACATCAGCGCCTTCATCGTCTGCCCGTAGCTTGTTGCCGCGCAGAGGGTGGCGAGGAGGAGGGTGAAAAAGGTTTTCATGTTAAATTTTCTGTGTGGTCAAAACTCCATCCGCGTCGATCGTCACGCGCCAAATCGTGTTGTCGCTGGCCCGCAGATCAAACTGGTTCATGGTGTTGGCAAAGCTGACAGAGCCTTCCGTCCCGCGAATCACATCGTTGTAGATCACACACTCGCACGGCATGGTGCTGGACGTCGTGCCGCTGACTGTCCAAGAAATTTCAAACTTGGCCGTGATTGAGTCTGTGTCCGCGTCAGGATTAAACTCGGCGGAAAGCTCGGTGGTGTTTAGCGCCAGGTCGAACTGGTAAACCGTGCTGGTTCCCGCGCCTGTCTTCGTCCACCCCGCATCGTTGGCGAGGAAGCTGCCCGTGTAGGTCTTTTTGATCCCAAGCTGCCCCGTGGCCCCGGCTCCCAACTCGACCACGCCGCCATTACGGACAAACTGCACCTCGACGGGCACGGTGTCGCGGCGAACAAAGTAATGCGTGTTGACCCGTTGCGTCAGGACGGGGGAAACGACAAATTCGGATGTGTCGAGGTTGATATAGACGCGCATGGCCTTGCCCTCGCCCTCTGTGTCAAAGCCGCTAACGGCTCTCTACGTCCCACCGAAATGGAAAAGCCAGCGGCCCCCGGCGCTCCTCGTCAGGATTGGCGGGATCGTATTCGCGGGATGGAAGGTTAAGAATCGCCGCCTCGCGGTGGCTGTGGCACGGGGTGAAGCCGTGAAACAACCCTGCTGGGATGATGAGAAGCTGCGGGGCGTCGGCGGAAAGGATGATGGTTTGCCCCCGCTTGGCCTCGGCGTCCCAGATGCCGACCTTGGCCGCGCCTGCTACGCAATACCAGCGATCCACTTGCAGCTTGTGGCGGTGCCATGCCTTCACCACGCCCGCCGCGCAGGTCGTGATGTATGCCTGACCGAATCCGTGCGCGTCATCCGAAGCCCGAAAGATTTCGGTTAGCCTGCCCCGCTCATCGAGGTGCGCCGTGAGTGGGCGGATCTCGGCTAACATGGCATCCATTGCTGCTGACGAACGCGGAGATGTCCTCGGTATTCGCCTTCTGTTTCGTGGTAGGCCCGGTGGTGGACGATCTTGCCGTCCTTGTCGCGCTTCACATGGTCGGCGACACAATGCGGGACGCAGGCAATCCGCAGCGCTGCCGGGTGCCAGCGATGCCAGCAAAGGAACAGGTCTTGCGTTCCCCTGCCGTCGTAGCCGCTAAAATCGGCCAGCGCCAGCGCTTTGGCCGACAGGAGGGTGCAGCCGAGGCCGCACCAATCTGACGGCACGATGGCCCCGCGACCAATGCCAGGGTAAGCAAAGTCCATCCACCCGCGCCTGCGCCATCCGTGCTTGGCCGTGACTTCAAACACGTTTCCGTCTGGCGGGCATTTCTTCACGCGCTCGGCAAGCCGCCCAAGACGCTTGCCTTCTTTCTCGCTGGTTGGCTCGGTCTTTAGCCGTTCTCGGCACACCTCTAACGCGCGGACAAGGCGGGGCGGGAGCTTGCGCTCCTTCTCGTTGAAGTCTTCGCAGATTGGATGATTTGGGCTCCCGTTGCCGCCTAAGAATAAGCCATTCGGGTAAGTGACCGCCGCGACCTCGTAGTAAGGCGAGCCGTCTGCCTGCGGCATGGTCAGCGCCCACTCGGCCACCCGGAGGGCATCTGCCGGGACAAGGTTGTCGGCCTCCACCGACCACAAGGCCGTAGCGCGGATCTTTCTCGCAGCGGCAAACGCGGCCCCCTGCAATGCGGCAATCCGCATTTGTGCGGGCGTCTGGTAGTCCTTGCCCTCGGCCCCTCCGTCATCGAGCGGCAGGGTTATGGCTTGGATACGCCAGCCTTCGGGCAGTTCGTGGCGGGCGCTCTCAATGGCCTGCTTGGCCTCCTCGCTCTGGTCGGTTGCCAGAACAAAATGCGCCTCGGCGTGGTGCCCGGCTGCGGCGGCGATGCGCCTCAGAAACTGCGGCCAAGCATAGAAGTAAGACCTTGTTGCGTATGTCGCTATCGCCAGCACTCGGAGGCGGCGGCAGTGTCAAAGGCTACCAAGCACTAAACTGGCTGTTTGCATTTCGGGCCACAGGCCACACCGTCATGGTTTGTCCAACTGGCGACGTGTCGGCCAGATTTGTCTGCGGGACGAAATACGAAAGCGCCTCCAGCGCACTGATCGCAAGCTCGCCCGTGGCGCTGGTCTTGATTTGCCTTGAAAAGTAAGTGGTCGTGGCTGGCGCTGACGGAAAATAAACGCGGTATGCCCCTTGCCGAGTTGCCCCGACAACCGTTTCGTCAGGGCTTGGTGAGCCGCCCGCTGCGCGCCCTTCAATATTGGGGAAGCCAGCGAAATCTTGGGCAATCGCTCGGCCCGCGTTTTCCAAGGCTGGATGACTCAGGCCAAAACTTCCGCTTGCAGACCCCGACGTAACGCTGTCGTTTGTGCTTGAGGTAAACGAGTTCCCAGAAACAGACAGCTTGCCCGCCGTGAAAGATTGGCCCGATGGATCGAGGTCGTAGGTGCCAGGCCTCGCCGTTAAAGCAAATCCCTCATTGCGATGCACCTTTGCCCAAATTGGATTCGGCTGCTCGTCGTTAAAGACCAGATCACACTCTGGCAGTCCCGTGATGGCCGCGCCCGTCTGACCATTGACCACAAAATTGCCTTTTCCGTAAAAAAACAGAGAGGTTGCGGCATCTCCGATTTCCTCAAAAACAAATCGCCCAGTTCCAAGCGCCCGCTCTGTTTGCCACACGATCGGGACGGCGGAAAATGCCGCGCCCCCCCCGGCTATTTCGGAGGCACTTGAAGAGTAGTTGGTCGTGTTTCCGTCAAGAGTTCGGTCGCTGATGCTTGTTGAAGAAACCAAAACGCTGTTGACCGCCGAGCGGTTTTCAGTCGTGCTGACATAGAGCCCCCTCCGCTCTCGGATTGTGCTGGTGCGATAGAAGCCAGAATAGGTTTCGACGCTGGTAAGCCACCGCGTTCCTGTTGACCAAGAGTTTTGCGTGAGGACAAACGACTCGCTGGGGCCGATTCCGTAGCTGCTTGACGCCGATTTTGTGGCGGTTGCTCGCTGCACAACATCCGTAACAATCGGAAGCTGGTAGCCCGCGATAGTTCCAACGGTGAAAGTCGCCAACGGCGCGGCTGGGTCTGCTTCGTCAAAGGTTACGGTGTATTTGGAAGTGGTGATCGTCTTGCTGACAGGCGTTGTAGAAGCGGAAGTCGAGACGAGCGCCATCGTCTGCGAGGGCGGATTTTGCACAAACGAGGTTGCAGTTGTGGCTGATTCACTGGCGGGATAGCCCGCGACATCCAAGGGCTCGCTGGCTGGTGCATTTGCGGCCCACAAGACTTCGTGCTGCGTTTGGGCTATTTCAACCCCATTAACAAACACGGGCCGCGTGAACCGATCCGCTCGGTAGTGCGTTTGTCTGTGGCCGCCATCGGATGCCGTTCCTGAGTTTGTGGTGGTGATGAATGTTTCTTGAGAAGATTGCGTAAAAGTCGCCAGCGTTATACTGGAAACCTCACCCGCCGTGGCGGTAAACAATGACTGCTCCGAATCGTAGCTCCACCCACTCGTTGCCACGCTGGCAAGTGTCGTTGGATAGAACGTGTATTCGCGTGTGCTTGCGGTCGTGGTTTGCACATTAACCGACGCCGTGGTTGAGTTTATGGTGCGTCCGCTTGTGTTGGTTTGGTTTCCTGCGGCCACATCGAAAGCAAACTGTGAGGTGGACAGGAATGTCGTTGAGTAATTGGTGGCAAGCGTAGTGCCGTTTGAAGTAACGGAGCTAAAACTTGAGGACGAACTGCCCTGCGTAAAAAAGCTATTCGTTTTTGTTTGTGACGGGCCGCTTCCAGTATTGGAAAGATAAGTTCCTGTGACGCTCCTGCTATGCGTGGACGAGTTGGAGCCCGACACGGAAGTGCTGACAGCCGCCGTGGTGTTTACCGTCCAAGTAATCACGGCTATGTGAGTCGGTAATAGTTGATCCAAGGAAGCTCGCCAACGGCGGGCGGCGAGTCTTTTGCCTTGGTCAGCCACAGTTCTGGTGTGGCAATGATGTCGCCGGGGCCGATGACGCGGTAAACTTGCCCCTCGGCAAACAGGCCGAATAGCAGCGTCACGGGATTGTCCACGCTGAAGAGCAAAGCGCTTTGCAGCGGAGGCTCTTCGGTATCAATCTCGATTGTCACGCCCGTGATGTTCACGCCGTCTGTGGCAATGACGGCCTTGGCGTAATGCAGGCCCGTGCCAGCGCACTCAAATTCCTCGTCCCAATTTGAAGGCAGGATGCCGTTGAGCGTTCCGGGCTGGACGCGCACAAAATAAGGCGGATTCTCGTCTTCAGGATCGGCGTCGGGATCGACGCGGGCGATTAAGTCCCACGGTTGGCGGGTCGTTGGGGCAGAGGTGCCGCCGCGTGGCAGGGAAGCGGCTAGGCCGATGTAGGTGCCTGTGCCGTCTTGTCTGACTGTGATGCCGCGCTCGCCCTTGGGCTTGTTGCGTTTGATCTCTTGCAGGATCGTGTTGAGACGATCGGCGCTCAGTTCGCGCAGGAGCGGCCTGTTGGGCAGGAATCGGATTTGCGCGAAATCGGCCATGACTTACCACGAATAAAGTGCAGCGACATCATCCCAACTGCTGAAGTTTAGCGTGTATTCGCGGGTGACTTCGTAACGATTGCCGATGGGTGAAGCGGTAATTGCCGTGCAGATCCAAAACGTGTCGGCAGGAGCGTTAAGCTCTGAAGGATTTGCAACTTTCGCAATCGGCTCAAGACTTGGAAGCGCGCTTTCTATTTCGGTAACGCGCCCAACAACTGAGGGGGCAAGGACGTATTCAACGCCTCTGATTAGAAAGGCATACAAAGGATACAATCTCCCAGCCATCGCATAGTTTTCGTCCGCATTAGGATCGCGCGCATCGACGCATTTTTGCACGGCTGCAATTTCCTCTTCGGTCAAATCAGAAAAGTATTCATGCGTCTGAATCGGCACTTCCCGCGTGCCGCCCGTTAGCTCGATCCTTTTTCCGTATTGGTTGTAACTGGCCCCACCTTCGCCGCCTTGGGAGTATTCGGCCACGGCGCGGCGGATGCCGCCCGGCTCCTCGCTCGCGCTGACGGAGGACAACGGGAAACCCTGCTCGGTTGTGGGGATGTTGAGGAGCGTCCCGCCTGTGGAAACGTAAACCTTCCGCAAAACCTTGCGGTCGCCGCTGTCTTGAAATCCGCCGCCTGTTGTTTCGATTAGTGCCATAGGTTATGAGGATGATTGAAGGTAAAGCCCGCCTGCATCACCGAGGTATTTGTTTGTCTTCTTCTGCTCGGAAACCATTTGCTGCATCAGTTTGCTTGGGTCTTCTTTGCGGCGGGTGTCGAAAAATTCGTTTGAGGCGAAGCCGATGCGTTGGAGAGAGCTTGCGCCGAAAGAGCCTGTCATTTTTGCTTGGCCCTCGGCGGCGCTCGCCGCTTCCATCTGGCGCTGTAGCGCGTTGGTCGCGGCAAGGTTGGCGGCTTGCTCAAATGTGGCCCCGCTCTCCATTGCGCGGTCGATGTCGCGCTGTTGCAGAATGTCTTCCTCCGCGCCCTTGTCGCCGCGCAGCTTGGCCTCGGTTAGCGCAATGTCTTGGTCAATGCCTCGTCGAGCTTTGGCGGTGCGTTCTTGTTCTTTGGCCGCTTGTTCTGCCAGCCTTGCTTTTTGTTCGGCCTCTCTTTGAGTTTCTTCAGCCGATCTTTGGGCCTCGCGTGTCTGCTTTTCTTTTTCTTGAGTGGCCTTTTTCTCTGACTCTAAACGGTCTTTAGTTGCTGCGGCTTCGTTTTCTGCGGCTATTGCAGCTTCCAGTTTTCCTTTGGCTTCCGCGATAAATTCTGGCGAGGCGCTTCCGCGAAGCTGATCGTCTAAGCGGCGGCGCTGTTCACGCTGCCTTTGTTCGCGCTGTATGCGTTCAGTGGCAGACGGATCTCCCGCTGAGGCGGACAGTGCTTCGGCGTCCAACTTTTGCCGCTCCAACGATGCCAGCAATGCTTGTTGAGCTTTTGATCTTTGGTCTTGCTCTTGCGAACGCAGGCCGCTTGTAACAAAATTAAGCCCAAGAAAATCCGCGCCTCGATTCAACAGTTGTCCGGGCTTTGCAGAAAAAAAGCTGGCAAACGCGCTGCGCGTGTCCTTGCCAATGGTTTCGTCAATAATTTTGCCTGTCTGGTCGGCCAAGCTATTTAGTTGCTTGTATCCAGATATGGCGGCATCCAGCGTCGGCGCTGCTCCCGCCTCGCCAAGAACCTGATTAAATTGCTCTTGAACCGATGTGGCGGCTTTTACTGCTTGGCTTAACTGTTCAAATGCCGAAGCAACCACCCTGCCAACGGTCGCCGCAACGCCAATCATTATGGCAAATCTGCCAAGGACGCCGCCAATTCCGTTACTGAATTGTTGCGGGGGGTCTGGATCGAACGCCTGCTGCGCGGCCTCACGCGCCTGTTTAAGCTGTTGCTGCAATTCCCGCAGCGGCCCAAGCCCATAGTCGCCAATATCAATGTCTATCGGCCCGCCGCTGCCGCCCGGCTGCTTTACTTGTGGCATTCTTGGCGCGGTAGATGCCCGCGCAAAAGTCTGCTGCACTTGTGTCGCCGTCTTTTGTGCATCGGCCAAGACGGACTGAAAGCCAGTTTGCGTCTGGTTGGCCGCTGTGATTTTTACTTTTACTTCAGCCATTGGCCTCGCCCTCCTTCTTGGCCTTGCTCTTGGCAATGGCAATGCGCTCGGCGTCGGTCACGATGTCGAGGTGTGAGCCACTTTCTGTCTCGTAGGCTGCGGCCTCATACCATGCCGCCGCGCCCACGGGGGTGGCCCACGCTTGCTGTTCGCTCATGCCGAGGCGCATGAGCCGGGCCACGGTGCTGATGGCGTTGGGGATTTTGGAAGGCTCGCCGCGCTCCTCGCCTGCTTTGGGTTGCTTGTTCCACATTTGCGGCGGGGCGCAGTAGTCCGCGACATAGGTGCGCCAGCGGGCAACCTCGGCCACAAAATCAATCTTGCGCCACTTCCACAGGCGGCAGGCCAGGGAATCCATGTCGGGCAAGACCAGCGCGGGGCGCGAGCAGATCCATGCGGCAAGCCGCAATTCCTGCTCGCTGCCCATCTGCCCGTGGTAAAATGGCGAGCCGATAGCTTCCAAGGTGAAGGCATGGCCCACGGAAAGCGGGAGCATTCGCAGCCCGCAAACGCGGTGTGTCGCGTTTAAGAACGCTTCAGCGGCCAGCGCATCCATAGCGCGAGCCCTTACGATCCGGCAAAAGCGACCGTGGTGACGGTGACGCGCTGGTAATCGGTGTTACCAAACCGCTTTTCAACTCGGATGGTGGAAGTCGAAGAATGGTCGCCCGTGGTAAGGGTTGATCCGCCGACTGTCGCCGTGTTGATGGCCGTGCCACGGATGTTGGTCTTGACCACATCGCCTGCCGTTTCGGCCTTTTCGGCGCTCAGAACAGTAAAAGAAATGCTGTCGAGCGAGAAGCTGCTGCCCGTGAAGTCGCCCAAAACCTGAGCCGAAGCCTCGGCGCGAGGGTTGTAGAATCGGATGGCCGCTGGCGAAGACGATGCGCTTCCGCTTTCGATCAGTTGCTCGTCCACTTGGGCGGTGATGGTGGCGTTTAGAACTTCGTTGCTGCCAATTGTGCCAGCGCCGAAGGTAGTTCCAACCGTCTCGGTGGTTGTCTCCGTGCGGACATACTTTGAGATAATCGTCGTGGTGACGCCGTTCTGGTCTTGCACCAGAAGTTTCTCAAACGTCTTGGCCGTGCTTTTGGAAAAAGCGCCCGAAACACCGTAGCTGATAGGCATACCCTCGCCGGGCGTGTCAATTCTGCTGGCAATAGAGGGTCACGCTAAGAACGTCAGTAATGCGGTTGTTGGCCGTATCGACCGAGTGCGCGCTTTCCAACAGCCCGGCAACCGTGACGTTGGCCGAGGTGAAGTCTTGGGCCACGATCTCGCGCAGGGTTTCCTCGACTTGCTCCACCACCTCGTCATGGGCGCTGGCGTATTCGCCGGGGCTGATGATGTGAATGGTGGCATCAGCCTGCCATCGGGCCAACTGCGGGAAGGGTCGGCTGGCCGACAAGCAGGCGGCGACAATGCGCCGGGGCGGGGCTGTGGTTTCCGAGTAGTAGGGATACACGGTGTAATCGTCTGTTACGGCGCTCGGAAGCTCGGTGCCAAGGTGGGCTGACACGATTTGCTCGATCTCATGGCGCAGGCTGTAGGTTTGCGGAGTGGCCGATGTCGGGCCTGTGGGTGCGGTGGCGATTCGGTCGCCTGCCACGGCGCTGATGCGGATGGTGTCGGTCTGGATGTTCGGTGCGGTGTTGCCCGAAAGCTCGACCAGATGCCATCCGTATAGTGTTAAATCGGTCTGTGCCGCGTTGATGGCGGCAAGCGCGGTGTTGGTATTGGTATCGTCCAAAATACGCGAGAGCGCGGCCACACGGTTCTTGTGGGATGTCTGCCAGCCTGTTCCGTCATTGGCCGAGGTCAGAACGCTAAAATCCATGCTTACCCGGCTGGCGGATCTCACCCCGCCCTCGACAAGCTCGGAGCCTGCCGCCGAGACGATAACGCACGGCAGGGCCAGCGGATCGGTCGGAACGGCATAGCGAATTGGAATGCCTGCGAGCGCGGTTCCCGTGCGGGCGGCTTCGATGCGGGCGGCAAATTGAGCTTCTAATTGGCGGTGGATCATGCGGCTTTTGCTAACTTGCCGAGGCGGTTGTTCATTTCGCGTTCGATCTGTTTCTGGCGGAACTCAAGCAACCAATTAACCCGACCTTGGCGGATTTTGTCGCTGGCGTTTTTTGCGGTGTTCGCCATTTCGATATACATATTCAAAGGATTGCCGAAGCTCCTGCGGCCCTTCCCGCTGCCTCGCGTAAGATTGTTGCTGACAAATTCTGGCAAATTGAGCGCGCCCGCCCCTACAAGTCCGAGGTCTTTCCATGCAGCGCCCCAACCCGCCTTGAGCGTTCCAACGCGCTTGGTCATTTTGGTCGTGTAGCTGTTCATTTTGCCTTTGCTAACGACAAGCTGCGACCAATGCGCTTGGTTCACTCGGCCCTGAGAATTTTGCCTGCTCTTGTGCAGATTGCGGTTTGGTTCTTGGCCCACATATTGAAGATTGCCCAACTTTGGCTCGCCCACTGCCGACACTTTCCGCGTCTGTGTGTAGCTGTTGACGCGCTTTCCTTTTTTCGTGGTATAGGGGCGCACCTCAACCAGCGTCGGGGTCTGATTGTTCAGAAGATCCAAGGCGCGGGCCTCTGAGTAATTTGGGCCACCCTGTTTCATGTATCGGCTGAACGCGACAGACACCCCGCGCACTCCGCTATCGGCCAAGATTTTGCGAATGACGGCAACGCTGACAAAGACACGGTTGATGTCTCGCGTGACTGCGCCGACGCCTTGGCCCTCGTCTTTCGGCGGCGTGATGGACAGCAGGCCATTGTCGCCGCTATCACGCACAAGCAGTTTTGCTTGGCGGATAAGTTCTTGCCCGACTTCTTTTGTTGTCGCATTGACGAACTTCGGGACGAACTTACGCAATTCATCCAGCGTAATGTCGGCTGAGACTGCCGCCGCCATAACTATTCGGCCAAGCCGCCCGCTGTGATTTCGACCACTGCGCCGTCCTGCGAGACGGCCAACACTTGAAGCTCTTGCCCGCGCACCGTGACGCGACTCCAGATGGCAGGAACGGTGTTGTCGATTTTGTCGAAGCGCGGCTCAAAGGCGCTGGCTTGGAGCGCCAGGCGCACGCTACGGATTTGCCTCACACCGCCTTCGGCCAATTCGTCGCGGGTTTCGGTGTCGCCAACTACAGCTTTGTAGTCGATCCCGCCAATGGTCACGCACTCGCCGCCGACATCGGTAATCGCGGCCACGCCAAGGATGTGCGCGGTGTCTAACTGGCTTGCCATGCCCTAATCCTTGGAGTCAAAGGCGTCAGGGTTGCGGCGCTTGAAGACCTCGGCCCCGAATTTGTTGGCCGCGTCGGAGTTCTCCACATCGTAGACGGCATCCGTGGCGACCTTGGGATCAAAAAACGGGTGGTTATGCAGAAACACAATCTCGCTGTCCAAGACGATCCCGGCTTTGCGCGTGCGGTGGGAAAATTCCGTGTCGGAATAAATGCCGTGATAGTCGCCAGACAGGATTCCTCCACCGTTGCCAAGCCAGCCGAGGGTTGGCCGGGTGCAAATGAACGTCACCATGAGGCCGTCCGTGCGGTGGCCGTCTTTCACGCCAAGCACTTTCGGGCGCTTTAGGTGCGGTTCCAACGCCTGCCAAACAAGCTCGTCCCAAAATAGCGGCGGCTCGATGTCATCCTGTGCGGTGACGATGATTTGCCCTGACGATGCCTTTACTGCCGCGTTGTAATTCGCCACGGCGTTTCCGCCGACTTGATCCATGAGGCCAGCGGGCGAAAGGCCGTGCTTGAATCGACCCAAAACGTCCCGCGTCTCGTCATCATCCTCGGCAAAACCAAAGATGTATTCCACGCTTTGCGGGTCTTTGGCCGCTTCCAGCCACTTCTTGCGCGTCTCGGCAGCTTGCAGCGGACGGCCACGGGTCGGGTGGCATACGCTGATCTTTGCCCCGCACTTCTTGAACCACTCCAATTCAAATTGATCGGCGCGCTCGGTGTCGCCATTGGCGCGCAGAGTGCAGGCGTAAAGCCCGACGCCGCCGAAGCCATAGACCACCGGGCGGTGTGTCCACGGGACAATCTCTGGCACAGGCAGGGCCATAAATGCGCGGGCATAGGCCAGGGCATCTTGCGCCTCGCCGCTGTCCAGGCTGGTGGCCGCGAGTTGGGCCAAGGCTTCCCTGCGCCACGGACTGACCTTGTAGGCTTCGTGCAATAGCGATTTCTTCGGCGCGAATGCCTGCGTCCGCATGGCGAGTTGCAGATAAAGCTCATACCGCTCATCCCCTGAGAGCGATTCGTGTTTGAGCGCCTCGATGGCGAGTTCCATGCCGCGCGCATCCTTTTTCATGCCGAAATGCTCAAGGCTGCCGTAGAAAATCCAGCGCGGGTCTTTGTCCCAGTCGGGCTGCGATTCAATGATGCGCCAGTTGCGGGCATTGCCGCGCTTTTCGGATGCCTCGTCTTTCTTTTCGTCAGGGGCGTGGACAATGCGGGCGTCCTCCCACCTCACTTGCCCGTCTCCCGATTTGTCCAAGGGTTCAAGGTGTTCGTGAACAGCGCCGTCCCACTTGGCCGTCCCGCGCCGCCAGATGCGCTCACGCAAGAGGTTTAGTCCATTATTGGTCAACCGATAGGGAACCATCGCCAGCGTGGTCGTGGGGGCCGTCTCGCGCAAATGCTGGCGGATGATGTCGCAGGACTCTTGCTCAATAATATCGTCCGTATCGGCCCAAATGAGCCAGTCGTGGCCGTCTGCCTCGGCCATGTCCGTCGCCATCTGCCGGGCGGCGGCGAAGTTGTCCACATGATCCCAAAACTGGAACGCTTCGGCGTTCTTGTATTCGCCCGTCTTGCACCCCATTTCGCGGGCAATGTCGAGCGAACGATCTGGTTCCCTGCCGCCGCAGGCGCGGACAATGTAGATGTGGGGCGTGAGCTTTTGGAAAGCCTCGATGAATCGCCCGATGTAACCCTCGCTATTTCCAGTAATAGCGACCAACGCCAAGGAAGGCTGTGTGTCCATGCGGCCACGGCGGGCCTGTCAACTTCACCAAAAGCAAAACCCCCGGCATAGCCAGGGGTCTGCTGAACACACGAACCAGAACAGTCTTTAGGCTTTCTTGGCGAGGATCTTAAGACCCGCCGTGATGCCGTAGGTGAATCCGCCCACCACCTCAAAATTGAGGAAATGAGTCCCATTTGCTGTGTTATAGTGACGGCGATAGCCCAAACCAATACCAGAGACGGGATCGACCACGGTGCGGGCTTCCAGATACTCTGAAGGAGCCTGCGGCTGGAGGGTGCGGATTGCCACGGCGATGGCCGAGGGATGCACCGCGAAGCCTGCGAGGGTGATGCTGGTTCCGACGTTGGTGGCCGGGATCAGGGTGGACTCGTAGACGTTCATGCCCGCCAGACGGCGAACCACTCCCTCGCGCACACCTTCGGGGCCGAAGTTGAGGTTAGCGAGGATGTTGGTGCTGTCGGAGAGGAGAGCGTCGTAGGCTTCCGGCTCCAAGAACAACGCGCGGTCGTTCTGCGGGGCTTTGGCCTTGGTAAGTTCCAAGCGGGCCTTGCGGACATCGGCCATCGAGAACGAGGCCGAGGTGAACGAGGCAACCGCCGCGCCGAAGTTACCCGTGGTGATCATGCCCCAGGCTGCGCTGATGAAAGCCTGCGCCACTGCGCGGCCCTGCTCTGCGCCGATTTCGGCAAGCATCTGCGGGGTGAGCGCGGAGGACTTGCTCCATTGCGTGTCGGTGAAATCGACCGTGCTGAGATAGTGCTTGTCGATCGTGACCTCACGGGCGGTGAGGGTAACGTCTCCGTCCGCACCTTCGTAGGTGTTGTTGAACGTGGAGGCGGTGATCGAGGAGATGAGCGGGATGCTCACCACTTCGCCTTTGCGCGCGGCTTCGGCGTTGTAGTTCACGCTGAAAGCGTTCAGCGGGTGGAGAGAATCAACGAACGCTTTGAGCGCCGCTGACGAGATGATGTCGTCGTTAAGACCAGTGATGGAGGCCATGTTAGTAGGTTATTTGGATTGTTTGAGCTTGTTGATGAGGGAGAAATCGCTGGCCTCAAGCGCCTTGCGGACGATTTCAAATTTGGTGGTGCGGTCGCCAGAGGCGTAAGCGTCTTCGACCGAAACGGAGGAACCGTTGCCCGTGATGGCGTTGTCGCCGCGAGCGGCGAGTTCGACTTCCAGAGCGGACAGCTTGGTCATCGCGGCATCGAGCTTCGCGGCCATTTCCGAATCAACGGGAGCGGCGACGGGCGCGGGAGTTTCTTCTTTGGCGGCGGCGAGGCCGTCCACGGTGGATTTGAGGTCGGCAACCGAAGCGGCCAACGATTCGATGGCGGCTTGAGCGTCAAACTCAACTTTGGCGACAGAACTATTTTCAGTCATGCCCACTGCGGCGGTGTCAACTTCGGGCGCGGCTTCGGGCTCCGACCCGGCGCGGAAAACACCGTCAGGGTTGGCGGCGGGGCGGGAAACCAGATCCACGCTGACCAGTTCCGAGACGCGGGCGAAGCGCTTTCCGTCTTGCTCGTCGGGCGTTCCGCTGAAAGTCATGGAAAAACCGACACGGTTTGGCGCTTTGGTCAGGATCTCGCTGTAGAAAGTGGCCTGCGGGTGCGAGCCGAGAAGTTCCAAGTCGGCGCGCAGTTGGTCTTCGACAATTCGAAAGTTGGCGAGGAAACCGATGAGGGAATCAATGCTTTCGTCGTGATCGACAAAGACTTTGACGGGTGAACCAGCAACGCCTGCGGCCTCGGCCTGCAACAGCGTCACATCGTCCACCAACATGGCATGACCGAGAGCCGGGCCAACGGTGGCGACGGAGATGCCTTCAAATTTTAGCGCGTCCATACTCGGACGGGCTCATGTCAAGCAGTCGGCTTCTTGCGACGGTAGATGCGTTTGCGCTTCTTGGGCAAGGCCAACTCTGTCGGTTCTTCTTTGCTTTCCAACTGCGGGGCGCTGTTCGCTGGCGCATCAATCGCCGGGACAACTTCCAGCACGGGGGCTTGCGGTTGCGCCTGCTCCACCCCGATCATCACACCAAGATCGGCGGCAAATTCGCGTTCGGTCGCAATCTCGGCCACGGCCTCCTTCCAATCAATGCCCTGCTCACCGAAGTAGTCCGAGAGCGTCATTAGCCCGGCCTTCACATCGTCGCGGCGGGCGGTGGCCTCGCGGCCTACGTCCACCGTGATCGAGCGCGGAGTTTGCCAGCCGACAGACTGCCAGCCGGGATTCATGGGAAGTTCTTTGCGCGAGATGGCGCGGGCAATCGCATAGCGCCAGAGTTTCGACAGGAACGCATTAACCAGCACATCCTGGCGGGCAGCAAAGCATCTCGCCGCCTTCTGAATGATAAACCGCTGCGCCACGCCGCCGATCGCGCTGGTGTCCCAAACAAACTCGTAAGGCAGGCCAAGGCCGATGGCCGCTGCGCGAATGTATTGCTCAAGGTGTTTGTCGAGCTTCTCGTTCGGGCGGTTCATCACGAAGGATTGAATGTCTTCCGTATTCTTCATGCGCGGAACCAGCCCGCCGCCGAAAATGCTTTCGCGGGTCAGGTTGCCGTTGCTGTCCTTGCTGAAGTCGCCAAGGAATCCCTCCGCGCCGATGTTCCCTGTGGAGTTTTTGATGACGAGGCCGATGCTGCTGCCAGCCTTTGCCGCCATCATCTCGAAGCGCAGCAATTCGTCCCGATCCAAAACGCTGTTGAGCGCCACGCCGATGGCAGGATAACCGCGCACTTGGTCGGCGCGCTCTGGTTCGTAAACGTGAAGCATGGCGTCGGCCTTCACCTCGCGGTGGCGGCGCGGGTATTCGTCGCCTTCCCCGATAAAATAGCCAAGCGGTCGCTGGAACTTGTCGAGCTTCACGCCGTCCACCACGCCGTTGTTGCTTGCCGAGGTGTCGGGCGACTCTACGCGGTGGGCTTCGACGATCTGCACGGCGGGAGCGCCGTCTGTCTTGGCTGTAAGGATGGCGAAAATTTCCCCGTCCCGGTCAATAGCCTCCGAGACGAGCATTTGCAGGGAGCGCATATCGTGCCGCCCGCTGATTTCGGGCGAGCGCGCCCAGTTCTCCCACCATTGCTCTGCCGCGTCGTCCCACGCTTGATCACCTGACATGGCTTGCGGGCGAATGCCGATGCCGCTGCCCACGGAATACATGGCCTTGTCGCGCACTGCGCCCCGCACTATCGCGTTGTTGTAGAAACATTTACGCGAAAGCGCCATGAGGCGGGTGCGGTCATAGGAGGAAAGGTCAACTTTAGAATCCTGCGCTTGCGCGTAAACCCAACCGCGCTCCTCGCTGCGGTGGTTCACGGCCTCAATCATGCGCGAAAAGCCAAAGCGCGCGGCGAGGCGGTCAACAAATTTGGTCTGCTTGGTCTTCATGTGCGATTCGGGAAGCGCATTTGCGTCACACGCGAGTTGCCGATTGTCCCGGCATTGATGGCAAGGGCCGTCTCGATGAGGCCAAGCATATCCCATGCATCGTAGGACTTTTGCAGGGTGACGCTGCGCCCGCCCACACTGCTTGACACCACGAACGCTTGACTCGCCCCGCCAGCAAGGATCTGAGCCTTACAACTGGCTTTGAGTTGCGAAAGTTCAGAGGCCGTAAAAACTTGGGCCAAAATAGCAGCGTCCGTCACGCACTCGCGGCGTGTGTCAAGGAGCGGGCTGGCCCGCTTGGAACTGCGACATGATGGAGTCGATCAGAACCAGCGCCATCTTCTCACAGTCGGCCAAGTGGTTCGGCCCAAGGCGCTGCCACCGCGCCACGCCTTCCTTTTCGATCAGCGCCTCGCCCTGCAACTGCGAAACGTAGTCCTTGGCGATGTCGCGCGGCAGATACCAGCGCCCCCGGCCATCGCGCAAAACGTCATGGTAAAGCCGCGCCTGCCAAAACTCGGCGTCGAATTGCAGCATCCAGATATTGTGACCCGCGCCCAAGATTTGCTGAAATTTCCACGGCTCGCGCAATCCCTGCGACACCGTGCGGCCCTTGGCCGCGCAGAATAGACCGCCCGACTGAGCAACGAACGAGTAAACGCCTGCCGGGGTCTTGGCCGCATAGCCCGAATCGACCACGCCCTTGAAGCATTTGTAATGGCGAAACTTTTCCATGACCAAATCCCACCCAATCGCCGCCCCGTAATCGACCAAGTAACTGCTCCCGTCTTCGTGCAATTCGCGGATAATCCACCACAGTTCCGTTTGCTGAACGTCCACCGACATGATGCGGCCCAACATCTTGCCTTCGGGCGGCTGGCCTATCGTGTAACGCGGCGAGGCATCCACCCGCTCGCGGATCATCGCCGTGGTGATGAGTGACCCCGCCGCCACCCAAGGCAGGGCCAGTTCGCGGTTGAAGAAATCTTGCAAGCCCCCCGGCGTCTCGCGGTCTTGAAGGAATTTCACGGCCAGATCCGACCACCGCCGCCAAGGAGCATAGAGCGAGGACAGATGGTAGCTGCGCCGCCCTGGCTCGGCGGCAAGGTCAGTCGCCCGCCATTCGCCACGCTCAAGCATCTGCGCTTTGTCGGCCTCGGTGTGCGCGTGGTCGCACTTCGGGCAATGGCAACGCGCCGATTCCGAGACAATCTCCATGTTCCACGCGGAATCTTGCTTGGCTTCCTGCGCCCACTTGATGCGCTCCCACTCCAAGACAAACATTTCGCCGCAGGCCTCGCACGGGACGAAGTATTTGCGCTGGTCGCCTTTCAGCCATTCTTCCCAAATGGCCCCATCCTCATAGGTCGGGGTCGAGGTTGTGATGATGATATGCTGCGGATAGGTCGCTACGCGGGCCTCGGCCAACTGCAAAGGCGCTGATTCCTTGCCGCCCTTGGCCGGGAACTTGTCCAATTCGTCCATGCACAGCGCGGCAATCGAGCGCGAGGAAAGCGAGGCGGGGCTGTTGCTGCCTGTGAACCACACGCTCATGCGGTCAAAGTGTTGTTCCAAAAGTCGGTATTTGTCGGGATCGGCCTGCTTGTGCCTAGCGAGCGTCGGGTTCTGGTCAATCAATGGCATCCACCGCGTTTCCGAAAAAGACCGCGCCAGGTGCGTGGACGGCATGACCCACAGACAAGGCGCGGGCGAGTTGTCCAATTTGTAGGCCATGCCCACGATGATGGCCGTGGTCTTCGATGTCTGCGCCCCCCATACCAGCGCCAGCCTCCGCACCCTTTCGTCTGCGAAGCATTCCAACACTTCGCGCACATACGGCGTGCGCTGGGTCAGGTAGCTCCCCGGCTTGTTCGTGATTCGCTCGGAGAGCTTCAGATTCCCCTCGGCCCACGCCACCACCCCCGGCTTTGGCGGGGCAATCGTCACTTCATGGCTTGCCGCCCAAGCCTCGGCTAATCCGCCTTGGTCTGCTCGCTCAAGGATGGCGGCAATGTCGCCAGATGTTTTCGCAGTATCGAGGTCGCCTGTTCCCCCCATTGAAACGTCGAAAAATCCTGCACCGCCGCCGAGATTAGCCCACGAATCGCCGCCACCGTCTCGGCTTTGTTCAGCGTGGTCTTGGTCATCGAAAGGAATTGCGAAAATTCCTGCTCCGCTTGTGCTGCTGCCTTCCGACTGTCCCGCCACGCTCCCGCCAGTTCGGCCACTGTGCGGCTGTTTATTTCGTCCACGTTGGCGGCAGCCTTCCAAAGTTCGTAGTGCCGAAGCTCGCCCTCGGCGGCGCGGTCGAGTCGCGCCTTCGGCCCCATCGCCGGGTTGCTGCTCGCGGGCGGGGCTGAGAGCTTGCCGCCCTTCCTGCGGCGGATGTTCGCCGCCAGCCACGCCTTCGCCGTCTCCACCGAGTCGGTCGGCATCCCTTGGGCTTTCCACAGGCTGATGCTCGTCTGGTTCGCGTCGAGCGCGCGGGCGAGTTGGATCTGCGTCAGGGCCATGCGGCATCTTGATACGGCTTTTTCGTGTGTCTCACTATCAAATCGGCTATTGAGACGGCAAACCGCGAGAAGTGTTTATTACTTGAGCCAATCGCAATAAATTTTGCCCCAAATCTTGCCAGTCGTGGCCTCCT